TTAGTTCAGATAAGCGGTGTCCATAAACTCAACAAGGTTGCGGGTTGAGTTACTTGCGCCCGCATCGTTGTTTTCGTTTTCCAGCAATTTTTTAGCGGTCTGACGCAGCGTGGTTGGAACAACCAGCAACGATGGCTTAATGTTCAATGGTCTACCGTTGTCCCCTTTGAATGCACGCATCGCGTCGAATGCAGCATTCAAATTTGCTTCGGTTAACGGTTGCTTACTGGCGTATGCCAATTGCCACAAACCGAAGCCGACATTTAAGCGGGCATCCACGCCATAGATATACACATCGCGCATAAACACGTTCTGGTCGGTTTCGTTGTCCAACGCTTTAAATTTGTAATCTCGGCGCTTTTGCAAAATGAAGGGTTTGATAATTTGGGTGGTATCAAACAAATACCATGCAGGCCCTGACCCGCCACCAAAGTTACTCACGCTGCTTTCAGTCCCATCCGCATTTAATACGGGGTGGTCTGTGTCGAAGAAATATTGGCCGTCGTAACACTCAGTGGTGAACGCGCTATTGAAAAGGGTGTAAACCAGTTCGCCGGGATGGTCAGCCGCATCTTTACCCAGTTGTTGAAACGGTACGGTGTAAATCCCAAGGTTATCGTCTTCAATATCATCGCGATCCACCTCAACGGTGTTCTCGAATTTTTTATTCTTGATGGTATAGCCATGAGACTTCAATGACTGCAATACCCGGTCACCGATCCATTCCCGGAAGCGAGAGGTTGCACCCAACCAGCCATATTCATTCGATTTGGTGGTTGACGTGGTGGTCATAGTGAATTTTTCGTACTCAGGCTTCGCATTGGGAATGCCTGACTTGAATGCAGCACTGAAAGCCACATACATGTTGCGCAAGGTTGTACTGTTAATAATCATGCTTTGATCTCCGTGAGAATCTTAAAAACCGATTGCGTTAAATAAATGAGTCAGCGCGGGTTACATGCCGACTTCTACCCATACGCCATCGCTATCAACATCAATAACTTTTCCGGCAATGGATCGGGTTGAAGTACCGCTGGTTTTCGCAACTGTTTCATCGTCAACGATGTAACAGTCAGTCTTGATGTCCGCGCGGGTAATCAAATCGCCGGACGCAGAGTTTTTAAACGGGTACACACCGGGGCGAATATCCGCGCGCACAGCACCAGCGGCGCCGCCCAGGTTGTTTGCTTGGCCCGTGGAATCAGTACCCCCAAAACAAACACCACGCGCCTTCAAAGTCGTTGACGTTGAACCAGGTACTGCGTTACCCGTTGCATCCAAACACGCCAACGCGCCCTTATATATCCGGGTATTTGCCGCAATGGGGTCGCTGTACATGGTTTTTTCACGGCGCTTGATGAGGCGATCTTTTGCTAAAGCCATTTTCTAAATCCTCGAAAGTTTGATAATTGGGTAACGCAACAGAATTACTTAGCGACTTCCTTTTTCGACTTTTTGAATTCGTCATGCGTGATATTCAATTGCGTGCAGATAGCAATCTCATCCGCCGTTAACCCGGTTTCGCTGTCTGCATTTGGCGCAGGGTGTTTGCCACCGGTTTGCGAGCCAGTCAGCGCCGCAATGGTTGGCTGGTCTTTCAGGTAACGCGTCAGTGCGGCGCGATCTGATTTAGCCAGGTCCTCCGCCCAGGTCTTCATTGATCCGTGAAGACGGCCATCAGCGATTGCCGCTTCAATTTCTTCGGCTACCGATTTTTCGTCCCCCTCGTTCACGCGCCTGGTCAGCGCGGCAATTTCGTTTTTCAGTTCGGTGACCACGCCCACGGGCACATATTGCGCCGGGTCAATGTTTTTGGTTTTTAACGATGTGCACGCAGCAACTAACTCTGTTTCGCTTGCGGCACTGGGAAGCCCCAAAGTTTCGCGCAGGTTTTTGAAAGGGTCTTTCGCAATATGGGCTGTTAATGCCGCTACGGCATCGTCTTCAGATGTGTTTTGCGGTAATGACAGTGCAGCGATTAATGCAGCAAGCAGTTTGTTCATAACGGGTTCCTCAGTTTGATAGCCGAATGTTGCGGCGGCACGCAGCTCCAGGGCTTGCATGCCGTGAATGCCGGGGTCATTGGTTAATGCCGCCATTTCAATTTCAGTTACGTCACCGTTGGTGGCATAACGGAAAACAGGGGATACAAATAAATACTCTTCGTCTTCAATGGCCGCACGTGCGCGCTTGGTAAGCTTCACGCGTGCAAACAAGCCTTCGCCTTCGCGCCAGATCAGTTCACGCATCCAGCCAGCGGCGGGCGCTGGTTGCCCGTTTTCTTCCTTGTGCAAGGTCTGGTGTTCGTAATCCACCACCACACGTTGTTTACGCGCATTGAAGCGATCAATGACTTTCGTAGCGATTGCTTTATCGATATGCCAATGCGGCACTTTTAATGGTCGGTCATCCGCTGGCTTGAAAATGCCAGCCGGAGTGAGCTGCATAACAACTTCGTTGTTAGCATTAATGGCCTCGCGTATTCCAAAGGAACAGGCGGCGACGGCAAACGGTACTGGTGTGGGGGTTTTTGTATTCATGTGGCCATAGTGCATGGCGTAAAAAAATTTGTAATTTTGCGCGCGCAAAAAAACTATTTTTGGATAGCATTCGGGATTTTTTTTACATGCAGCGCCAACCGGCGGGTTTCGCTGCCAATTAAACCGTGCAAGCGGGTTTATAAACGCGGTCGAGGGAGAAAGTCGGGCGAGTGTAGCGGAACGCAACCCAAGCGATTGTAGGCGCTCTGAGAGGCCACATTATTCCAGCAGGTAATCCGCAAAAATTTCCAGCAAGGTTTCTGCAACGTGGGGCAACAAATTCCCCTCGGCATCTACCGGAAACATTGGGCGGGCGGGAATGTTGATAACGTACGCAGGGATCGTTACCCATTGGGCAAAATTGCTTTTCTTTTTCTTCACAAACTTATTACCGACTTCACCGGTTTTTTGGTCTTGCCGGAAATACGCTTGCTGGCTTCTGGCTGGCATTTGGATTTTGCCACCGAAAAAGTGAATCGCTGCGCGCGGGTCATTGCTACCAATCCCGGCATAGTCGTCACCGGAGTACGGCAGGAACGAACGCGCCAATGCACCGGTAATTTGTAAGATGGGGTGCGCGCTGCCGCGCTGCTTAATTGTCCGTGGTGCAAGTTGCGGCCAGCCGCCAGAGGCAGTGCCGCGCCCTTTAATATTTGCATTCAGTGTGGAATAGCCTGGCCCTTCGTTTTGAATAATCAATTCGGTTTGTGTTGCGAACTCTTGCGAAATGGATGCAAACACCGGGGCGGTGTTGGTCAGGTGCTCGAGCAAGTCCTGCAAGCCTTGCTGAACGTCATTATGGGTAACCTTGAGTTCGATGTTTGTCATTTACCAGTTCCAGGTTTATAGTGTTTCCACGGGGTAGTTTCCTAATAGAAAGGTCAGGTTCGCCTGTTATCCGGTGCAAGTCCGGCGCCCCGCTTACCTCACCACTTCATACATTCCGTTGTTGATCCCATCGTCTATATTCGCTCGCTGAACTTTAAACGCAGTTGCGGCATCTTCCACTTTATTGCCCGCCACCGTTGTACGCCCAAAACGAATCGCGATTTTGGTGTCGCGGCCATCACCAGCGGGGAATACATACAACAGGGTTTTATTTTTGGTGTCCCATAACACACGTTCAGCCTGGCTAATGCGTTGGGGTAGCGATTTCCATTCGTCCGGTGTTAATCCATTTTCCGCTGACTGGTGCCGCGTGGCTTTTGCGCCGGTTAGTTGCCGGTCCTCCAGGAAGAGAACACCGCTTTGCAATGCTGCTCCTTTTCGTTGCGCAAAGTCCGTGTCTGTTTTACTCATTACACCAAAGGCCATGGTTTGCCCCTGGGGCACTTGATTTTTTAATGATGAATCAACAAACGCTTCCCACGCGGCTTGCCGTATTGGGCTTAACAAGGTGCTTTGCACTTCCGCTAATCCCTGTTCATCGCCCAGGGCGCGTTTTGCTTTTCCCAGTAAGAATTCATCAAACAGATGGCTTTGTGCGGGCGAGCCGTTAAAGCCAGGGTCTGGCGAGAATGTAATTTTTTTGCCTGCGGCATCCATTGTGCGTAACACAATCACATTGGTCGTGCTGACTTCGCCGGTGCGTTTGCTAAAGCCCGCGTCCACCGGTTTTACACTGACCATGCCTTCGCTGCTTTCAATTTTTAAACCGCGCCGTTTTACTTCACGCTCACTTAACGCAATGAAGCGGCAGCGGCAGTTGTAGCCATTGGGGGGCAGGATGTATTGCCAGATCGGATCATCCCAACGGTACACTTTGCCATGCAGCGCGCGATGGCTTGGGCGCGTACGCCGGTCATTGATGGCGATGTACATCCAATACGGATGTGTTTTCACCGCACGTAGCGCTTCCGCATAGCGGCCCGCCATGTACGCGCTTTGGGCGTTGGTTTGGTAAATGGTTTTTAATCGGCGCGGGCTACCCAATTGCACTTTTTCTGCGTCGCCTTTAGCGTCCACCAGAATTTGTTTTCCCCACCAGCCCTTGGCTTGCAAGATCGGGGTTAGCTCACGTTGAAAATCCCTTTCCGTTTTTCCCGCCCTAAAGTTCTCAACCAGTGCGTTGCGAATGTCTTGCAAAATATCCAACCGCGCGGCCTTCGCAACCGTGAAGGCGCGGGCGTGGGTTGCTGCCTCCACTTCATGCCAGTCCCAGGTGATTGCATAGCCTTTGCGCTTCAAATAATTGATCGCTTGCGCGGGCTCCATGCCGAACATCGCTTGTAAGTCGGCGGCAGTGGGCGTAGGCATTAATCCACCCTCTCCGCCGCCGCAAATAATCTGCCCCAGGCATCCGCAGCGAACATGATTTTATGCAATGCGTCGGTGAGCACCGATTCATCCATGCCTGGCAGTACTTCGTTAAGCATCCCCAACAATTCCGCCTCACTGGCACCCGCATTAATGGCATCGATTATCGGTCCCATCATTGCAAGGCTTGCGTTTTGCATTTCGTCTGCCGGTATATCATCCAGGGAGTCGTCCAGCTCTTGCTGGTCATTAAAAACCGGGGCGATAACACGGCTTAATGCTACGCGTTGCTTTTTCTCATCCATTGGTTTCAGTTCCGGTTCGGATTTTGGTTTTGCTCTTGCCAAAATTTCCTCACCATCCACCGGTTTGGGTATGCCGGTTTTTTCGTAACTCCAGCTTTTCGGTATTTCCATTCCCAAATCCACTAACACCGGGATGGACTTGGTAAATTTCTCCAGGTCTTCCGGTTCACGTAAATCAAACTGCAAGCGCGGCGCGCGGCGTGGATCGCGGTTGCCTTTACTCAACACCAAAATGGGCCACAACAAATCACGGGTCAGTGTGTTCGCTAATTGCTTGCAGTCACCATCGCGTAAGTCTTTGCGCACCTCGTTATGCACTTCCCCTAATGCATGCGCGCCACCTCCGCTTGCGGATGTGCTACTGGTTAAGGTTCCACCCAGGATCGCTTTGCTACAAGCCTCTTCGGCCCAGCGTGTCATTGCAAGGAATGGCTCGCTGGTTCCTTCGCTGGCTTTTTCAAATTCAATTGCCATGCTGCTGGGAATAATGCCTGCCGCTGAATGCCCCAGCGCCATCACTGCACGTAATAGCGTCGCCTTTTCATCTTCCCCTGCACCCGATGGATATTTACCAATGCGTAATGGCAATCCATAAATCTCCAGCATTTCCGCCAAGTCGGACACGGAATAGTGTTTAAACAAATACGGCCACACCAACACGCGGAACAACCCTGTGCGCGCAACATATCCGCTACGTGCGCGTGGCCGATGCATAATCCAGTTCAATGGGCGTAATTCCTCACCTTCACCGGGGCCCCGCAGCCGTAATTCGTTTTGATTTTCCTGTGCTAACTGGAACCAGCTTTGCGGGCGGTGCACAAATGCTTTCGGCATAAAGTCTGTGCCCAAGCGTTGCCAGCCATCAATTTCAATCGCTGCGAAGCCATGACCTATACCGTCCATACAATCAAAAAATAAATCCTGGATACCGTCGATATCCTGTAACACCTCGGTCAGATACTCCGCATCCTTTTTCTCTTCACGTCCGGCGTTGCGGGCAGGAACTACCTCGTAGCTCGGAATCATCACCGCGCGCTTACGCTTGCTCATATCAGAAAAAATATGTGCATCGCGCTCTTCAATGTCCATGAACAATTCTGCTTGCCGGGTTAAGTCGCCTTGCTCAGCTTCCAGGAGAACACCGGCGAGTTTCGCAGGGGTTAAACCTTTTGCAGGGTGCCCGGCAAACTCGCGATGCAAACTGCCGAGTTTCGCGGTTTGAGGCTCACTAATTGCGTCGCGCTTGAGTGGATTACCGTGGATATCAATGAGCATATTTTTCTCCAAACGCCGCCAAAGCGACCATGCAAATCTTCGTCATCATCATCATTACCACGACTGTGGCGGCCATTGGGTATTGTGGCTTCTATCGGACCACCATCTGCCCAACTGGATCGGTTTGCCATACACAAGGCAACCGCAAAATCGCCATGGCGTTTTGCTTTTATATTTTGGGACTCTTCGTCTTTGGTACGGCCTTTATCAATGAGAGGGATACCGTTAACCAATTTCACACTTAACAAATCATCCAGGATATTTTGGTGACGTGGAATTTCAATCTTGAACGCTTCGAACTCGCCTTTCAGTTTGGGCATCCACTCGGCGTACCAGCCTTGAGTGATTTGCACTTGCTCCACCATATTCACACCGTATTTAAGCGCGGCTTGTTCGGCAATCCAGGCACCGTTACCCGTCGCATCAAAAGAGGCATGTTGGAATCCTGGCAGGCGATCAATAATGAATTCCACCACTTGCCATTGTTGGTTAAACGTAAGGTCACGCAGCTCCACAATGAAAGGGGTGCGTTTGCGCAAATGTTCATTAATCGTGAGAGGTACCAATGAGGTTAAGTCACCACGGCGCGCAAAGTCTTCACCAAAGGTGTGTCGTGACTTTTTATCCAGTTTGTTTAGCTCAGGCAGGATGATGTCATTGCAAAAAGTATTAATCTCTGCCTTGCGCATCTCTTCCGACCACAATATAAAATCTTTTGGAGCTTCGTAACGCAGGATCGGAATGGATTGGTCTTGCACCATTGCCGCTTCAATACTTACACGCAATAGGTAATTTCCGCCGCTCTTTTTGGGCACGCATCCATATTCTTCATCCGCACATTCGATATTGGGAGCATTCTTGTATAGCTTATCCCGCCAATTTTTTTCGGCCTCTAGCGACCATTCCTGGTTGGTAACGTAGCAAATACGTTTATACAAACCCTGGGCAATCGCATCATCGAGCGTGATGCGGTGCACGCTGTAATCCTTCCGACCTTCGCGTGCATCCTGAATGTAGGCATTAAACGCATTATCAACCCCATCGTGTGTACTGATTAAACGAACCTTATTACCCCACATAGTTAATGCCAGGGCAGCTTTCAATAATTCTTCCAGGGATTCATGGAACGCCGCCTCATCAATCACCACATCACCCTGTAAACCACGCAGGTTTGACGGGCGTGAACTGAGCGCCTGAATTTTGTGGCCGCTTTTGGGGAAGCGAATCATGTACGCCAGAATTTCTTCCTTCTTGCCTTCATCCCAAAAGGTTTGTTCGTACACATCGGCTTGCGCCATTTCGTTGAATGCTTTTGCAAACAGCGCACAGGCCGCAATGTATTCCAGGGCCATTTCCTGTTTGCTGCCCACGTAAAAGGTATTACAACCCCGGCGCTTGCGTGGCTTGGCTGCATTGATAACATTGCGGCCCGCTTCCGCCCAGGTCAAACCGGTACGGCGCGATTTTTCCGCAATCATGATTTGGCTTTCGTCTTCAAACCAACGCTTTTGGTATGGCAGAAACACCGCTTCATTTTCTGGCTGAGCCGTTGATACCTCTTGCGGTACCACTACGCCGTGCAACTCCATCTCTTCAGCAAGGTTGATTTTGCGCGGTTTGGATGTGGGAACTAACTTAGCTTCAGCACTCATCAGGATTTACCCATTAGAACTCTAAGGCAGCGAGCCTCAAACTCTTCACTCGCGCCGTCTGCGCCGCGAAGCTCCTCCTGCAAACGCTCTTCTTGTTCCGCCAGCAGTTTCTTCCGGGCACTTTGCTCAATGGAGAATTTCTTTTGCGCAATGGTGGCCTTGGCTAATTCAGCGATCGCTTTTGCGGCTTTTGGCAAATCCACTTTGCCTTCCTCGGCCAATAGCATTGTGAATAGCTTTTCTTGCACCAAGCGCATGAGCGCGTCGCTAACTGCACCTTCATCATCGGGCGTGGCCTCTACAATCGCCTTGGCTTGTTCACTGGCCATCTTTAATGCGGCCAACCGCATTTCAAAATCCTGGCCGTACCGGTTGAGCGCGCTTTTGCTGATTGCAAAACCACGTTCTTTCAATTCGGCTGCAAGCGCTTCGTACTCGCTGAAATTGTTTTCGACCAAAGCGCGGTCAAGCCAAGCTTTAACTTCCGGTGGCATTTGTTCGACTTTGCTACGTGGTGGCATGATTTAGCCCGCCCAATATTTTGCTGGCCGTGCAATGCCCGGATGTACATCCACTGTGTATTCAGCGATATCTACACCCAATGCAGTTAATTCGGCAAACCAAATGCCCGACGGCTCTTTTTTAACTTCAATTACCAGCCGGTCATGCAGGTAGTCCAATTCGCGGCGCAATTCCAACCCAGTTGCATCCGGGTAAACCCCTTGGATAGTCGCCAGAATTAAACTTTCGTGCGCCCCCATTGGCCGTGCGTGTTGGAGTGTTAACACAATGGTCCACCGCATACTCTCGCGGCGAGCTTTTGCGTGATCAACATTTAACATTGTTTCCACCTGTCATTAATAAGTTAGCTATCGCATCCAGCTTGCTTTCCATCACCGCTTGATTGCGTATGTAATCTTCACGGCGCACATACTGGTTGGGTAGGTCGGCTTTGAAGTTAAGAAACTCTTTTTCCAGCCTAGCCAGTTCTTTTGTGGACTGATCCAATACGGCAAACTTCTCTTGATTACTTTTTTCAAGTACTGAAAATCTTTCAGCATTGCTTTTTTCGAGAGCTTCAAATTTTTCTGCTATTCGCTCTTGTGACTGGCGAAACAAAATTGAAAGCAGCCCCCAAAATGCAGCTATGAGCGCTAATACCACTGTCACTGCTACAGCAATTAATTCGCCTAAGCTCATTTCATTTACTCACTTTGTCTTTTGATTAGTTCCAGGTATCGCCCGGCGCACAGGCCGTAGGCGTCGTACATCGCTTTCAGCGTTGCAGTCATAGCATCACAACTGTTATCCATCGGGCGGGGAACTGGTGGGCAGGGTGAAACTAATACCGCTGGTTGCGGCTTGATCGGCTCGGTCTGCCGTCTCTGAAATTTGTTGCATGATGTTGTGATCAAACAGGCAGTTAAAACGCAAATGAGCAGTAGCAGCGAGCGCATTGGCAAATACCTTTGTAGATTCAGCGTCCGCCTTCTGGCGCTTGCTGATAGTTTGGTTCAGCAGCAAATTCGCATGGCCCGCATCCCTGGTGGCCGCTTGCAAATTGCCGATAGATTTATTCAGTTCGCTGATTTCTTCCGTTAAATATTTTTTGTGAGTCGCCGTCACGCCCTCGCGGTAACTCATAACGCATGCTGCGCAAAACACTACGCAACCGATAATCCAGGGGGTTAGTCTTTTAAGCAGCATGGTCTTCACCTGGTTACTCAGCGGGGGTAAAGTCGATATAAAACGCTTTACCGGGTTTCATTGCTTCGGCCTGCTCCTTGTTAACCAGCCCTAACTTGATCTCACCGTATGGTGTCCATTTGAAGAACTTCTGGTTTTCTTCACTTCCATTCACCACCGGAACCAGTTTTACCTCCGCCCCGTTTTCGCTGAAGGTGACACTGGCAACTTGAAATTTTGCGCGCATATTCATTGTGTAAATCCTCAGAATTTAAAACTGGTACAAACCCCATTACCCCAACCGGAATCCACATAAAGCGGCTCCCAACGCAATAGAATTACGCGCGGGTAATGTCGGTTTTCTTTAAAGTTTGCGGCGGAACGGCCCGCATTGAATTTTTCGATTGAGTCAAACCAAGCCAGCCCATCAGCCCCGGAAGCTAACGCCAGCCTGCGGTCACGGTTAACCCAACCTTGGCCGCCGTTGTAGGCCGAGAGGATCATTGCCCATTTCTCGCATGGGCTACGGGCTTGGTTTCGTGAATATAACCACAGGTCGTATTGCACCAGGGCTCGCATTGCCCAGCCTGGGTTATACGGTTGTGCGGCTGCTAAATGTTTCGGGTACGCCGCTGCAATCCATTCTGTAGTTGTCGGCATGAATTGCGCTAAACCCTCAGCACCAACGGGCGAACGCGCAACTACATTCCAACGGCTTTCCTGATGCACTTGGCCAGCAAACGTTGCAACGGGCGCATCCAAACCCCACACCATATGCGCGCTGCGTACGAGCGTTGCGCGGTGTTGTTTTGCTGCATTTGGGATAATTTCTGCCGACGCTGGTTTTACAAAGAAACCACCCGCAGACAACAAGAATAAAAATAGCGCTGTGCGAACAAAGCTTGGGAATACGTGAATTTTTACTTGATTGCCGTGCATCCAGATCGCGGCACAACATTGCACTGCGAACAGGACAATAATGGCGATTTGAGGCCACCATAAAATTAATTTGTTCATGGTTATAGCCCCAGGCAAACACTGAGTACCGTCGAGCCGATAATAATCGCGCGGCGAATCATCGCGGTACCGAACACGCGGTTGTATTGCTCTACAACTTCATAGTCCGCGCGCCCAATCGGTTCATCGCTGCCTTTTTGCCAAAATTCTTTTAAATAACCATCGGGCCTGGAATACGGAAATATTGCCCTGTCAATCCAGTACCCCAGCAATGAGGAACCAATTACCAGCGTGAATTTGTAATACGCCACTGCTGCCTGTGCCGGGGAAATAAAATAAAGCCCGGCAAATACCACGGCTGTAAAAAAGACCCAGGCAAATAAACGCGGCCATACTTCCTCGGACTTTGATTGCCCAGGGAACAATTTCAGTAACAACCAAGCCGATGCAGAAAATACGAGCACCAATGAGGCAATCAAAATTAGTTTTTCCATTACACACTCCGTAAGCTTTTCGTTGAATAGTTTTAGTTCGTACCAACAACGCCAGATTAGCGGGAGCATTCATTTGTGTAATTTTGCGCGCGCAAAAATACATTCCACGGCGCGCGCGCGAGGATGGAAGGGTCAATCAAACCAGAGATTTGCCGTTCTAGGGGGCACTTATGAAATGGGGAGTTAAATTTCGTTGGGGTAATTTTTGGATTGGAGCGCACTGGTCGCCCTATAACCGGCGACTGTGTGTGAATTTAATTCCGATGGTGACAATTTGGGTCACCCTTAAAGATGGGCTTACGCCTGACCAGATTACTTAATAGCTCATGGTTGATCGCTTACGGTAATTTCCAACATCGTCAGCTCTGGTGGGTCATATTTACCGTCACTGTACTTACTCAGAAAGCCATTACAGGATGCGATAGATTTAACGTCAGCATTGAATCTATTCTTTACTGTGAAACCATGAATAAGTACTTTAAAAGTCCAAAATTGATCTGTGTCGTATTTTTTGTTTCGTTCACTATCAACCTCCATCTCATAAATTTTCCCCTTCGCATTTGCGATTGACCAGCCTTCAAATTTGGCACGCTTCTGTAAATATGCTTCCAATCCATCGACACATGCATCAACAAGCTTCTCTTCATCAGTTTTGCAGCCCGAAAGTAAAACCGCCCCTACGATAACCAACCCAAGCATCAAAATTCGCATAATTTAATTCTCCGTATTTTTCTTTGTTAGTAGCGCCGCAATCATTGCTTCGACAACCAAGCGTCCTGGCTCATCGATATCCATAAAGTCTTTGCATAGTTTCTTTAGTCTCACTTCGTATTCCGATACAGGCTCACCAACCCCATCACCCGGCATTCGTGGCGCCCTGCCATTTTCACCATAGATTTCATATTGAACACCAGTTAAATCAGCCGCAATCATGGAGCTGAGGCTTCGTTCCCCGGTAAGCACATAAACAACATCGAACCCCAAATTCTTCAACATATTCAATTTATCGCTAGGTATGGGAATTTCCTTTTCCCATCGCCACACGGTTTTTCCGGTAACCCCCAGTTCGGCTGCAACCTGACCTTGGCTCAACCTCTTGCGCTCACGCTCCTCTTTCAATCTTAAACAGACATAAATGTCCGAAAGAGGGCTGTTAATCTCTTGACTGTTAGACATATTTGTCCTAATCTTTCCGAAAATAGACATAAACGTCCATCTTCGCAGACGGAGACAAATATGAAAAGACCCCCTTATCCATCCACTGCCAAGCAGGCTCGCGCCTGGTTCCAGCGTTATGGCATTTGCATTGTGGATTGGTGTAAGCGCCTGGGGCTGGACTATGGCGCAGTAACCGACGTGTTAAGAGAAAAATCCAAGGGAAGCCGTGGCAAAGCCCATAGGGCCGCCATCGCCTTGGGCATTAAAGAAGACCCCGACGCAATTAATAAGAAAGCCGCATAACCGGAAAACAACAAGGAGCAAAACCATGAACACCAACGAACGCGATGCAGAAATCTTGCGCAAATACAAAAAGGTCGGCGATGCAAAAAAAATTGCCACTGAAATGGGTATGTCAACAGTCGATGTGCTTCGCACCATCCACGCTTACCAATTGCAACAGCAAATCAGCCAGTCCAGCGAGGTTGCGCAAGCAATCATGGATATAGGCCAAGTTGTTTTTGCACTACCCGCCAATGCCATACAAACCAGCGCAGGCGCCAACGCCCTTATTAGCAACGTGCAATCTGCAATACGCGCTTGCGGTGGCGATATGCGCGTAATGATCGCCGTAGCGGTGATTCCGGTTGAAGAAATAACGATTAACCAGTTACCGCTGGACCAACCCCACGCAGCAGCTGCATCGCTGCAATCAAAAACCGTCAACAGAAGGGAGATATGCAATGGGTAAGCAATCCCAAATCCTCCATCAAGTCAGCAGCCTTTTGCCCCAGGTGTATTCGGTGCTCAACCCTTGGGACGAATTGGTGAGTGATTGGTGCAGCAATTCATTAACACTGATTAAAGGCTTTTTGCTCGGTGTTCACAGTGTGGGCTATATGCCGCACCACAATTACAACGAAGCCCTGGAATTGCTGGAGCAGTTGGAAGATGAGTAACGATAAAACTCGCACGCTCGAAAGTGGCGCCCGTTTGCTGCGCGTGATCAGCGCACTCAAGGGCCAAACACTCAACGGTTTAAGCAATACCGATTTGGCAAAACACCTGGGCGAAAGCCCCGCAACCGTTAACCGCTGTTTGAACACGCTAATTGCCGAGAATTTTGCAATGAAGCTGGACAACGGGCGCTACGCACTGAGCGTGCGCATGCTGCAAATAGCACAAGCACATGCGGATGAAATGGCGCGCGCCCAAGGCCGCATCAACGAACTTAACCAACGCGTCCATTCGGGCGCACGCTAACCGGAGATAAAAAATGGCCAGAAAAAAAGCCGTGACAACTGACGTTATTGAAAACGAAGTTCCCTCTATTACTAGCTGGGACCAAGTTCGCAACACAGCAAATGTGGCAAGCGAACATTCGCAGCAGGTCATGACTGCCTACGGTGAAGGCTTACCGTATGACCGCAGCCGTGTTGTGCATGAAGCGCGCTTCTACATGGCAACAAGCGCCGAAGCAATGCTGGAGGCAGGCAAGCGCCTTGTTATTTTGAAAGAGCATGAACCGCATGGCGAATTTGAAACCATTGTGCGTGAGCAAATTGGCCTGCCGGAACGTACCGCCCAGCGCATGATGCAAAGCGCGATCAAGTACCTCTCCCCAACGCTCCAATCAAAAGCGCCAGCGCTGGCGGTTTTGGGTAAAACCAAATTATTTGAACTCATGACCGAGGATGACGACTCGCTGGCAGAACTGGCCGAAGGCGGAACCATAGCCGGTATGAATTTGGATGAGATTGACCGCATGAGTTCGCGCGAACTGCGCCAGGCTTTGCGCAAAGCGCGCGACCAGCAGCAAGACCAAGAGCGCGTAATTTCCGACAAAGATAAAAAAATCAACGAGCAATCCAAGCTAATTAATCGCATCAAGCGCATGCCTGTTGACGAAGACATTAAGCAAATGCGTAGCGAAATTTCAGCGATACAAAATGATATTGAGCAGCAAATACGCACCAACATGCACAACGCATTAGACATGCTGGAGGCATTTGGCGAATCGCAACACGAATTCATTAAGTCGCAAATCAAAATGCTGGACGACGCCGTTAAGTTCTTACGCAGTGCATTTGCAGGTGCCGGTACGGAGTGGGAAGAACAAGAATGAACCCAGCATTGATAGAGGCTTTGCAAGCCGTTGCCCGCGCTGCGGAGGCAGCGGGCCACGGCCAAAAGAATGCCGTCTATCAGGCGGCGGCGGAAGACTTGGGCATGTCATTGGCAACGTTGCACCGCAAGTTAAAAGAGGTGGCTATCGTGAAAACCCGTAAACGTCGCAGCGATGCTGGCACCAGCGAATTGCCATTTGAAGAAGCAAAAATCATCAGCGCGTATCTGGTGGAAAGTGCACGTAAAAACGAAAAGCGCTTAGCCACTGTTAAAAACGCACTCGAAGTTTTGCGAGCCAATGGGTTGGTGCGTGCGGAAAAGGTGTGCACCAAAACGGGTGAATTAAAACCGTTGAGCGAAAGCGCCGTAACGCGAGCGCTCTACGGTTACCGCTTGCATCCTGATCAAATCAATAAGCCTAGCGCCAAAACAACCATGGTGAGCCTGCACCCAAACCATGTTTGGCAAATAGACCCGTCACTCTGTGTACTTTACTACCTGCCATCCAAAGCAGGCGAAGCACTGCATGTGATGGAGAAAGAGCAGTTTTATAAAAATAAGCCGGAAAACATAGTGCGGGTGGAGAAAGAACGCGTCTGGCGTTATGTGATCACCGACCATGCAAGCGGCTGGATTTACGTGCACTACGTACCCGGTGCGGAAAGCGGAAAAAATTTGGTTACTGCGTTTATTGCGGCAACGCAAAAGCGGGATGTTCAAGACCCTGTGAATGGCATACCCAAAATGGTGGTAATTGACCCAGGTAGTGCTGGCATTGGCGCCGTGTTTGGTAATTTGTGCGATGCGCTGGGTATTGTGTTACAGGTTAATAAACCAAAGCAGCCTTGGGCGAAAGGACAGGTAGAAAAAGCAAACGATATTGTGGAATGTGAGTTTGAACATCGCATAAAAATGATGAAGCAACCGCCCACCAGCTTTGCTGAATTAAACACCAAGGCTTGGGAGTGGATGCGTTGGTTCAACGCAACAAAAATCCACACACGCACAAACGAAACCCGTTACGCCGTGTGGTCACGAATTACGGAGTCGCAGCTAAAACTGGCCCCACCCGCGAAATTGATGCGAGACCTCAGTTATGCAGCGCCAGTGCAGCGGACAGTTTCTACACAACTGACCATCGACTTCAATGGTCGCGAATACAGCGTCGCAAATATTCCCGATGTGGAGGTTAAGGAAAAATTATTAGTCACCATCAACCCATGGAGTGATGACAATAGCGCGCAAGTCATAACGATGGATGCCGATGGCCGCAAAGTTATTACCGTCATTGAACCAATTCAGAAAAATGAGTATGGCTTCCCAATCGGCGGGCCTGTATGGGGTGAAAGCCACCATCGCCACGCGGATTCAAAAACCGATACGAATCGCAAATCCATTGAGCGGTTGCTAATGGCTGCTGAAACGGATGAAGAGGCAGCGCGCAATCGTAAAGCCAAGAAGGTGCCGTTTAGCGGTGCAATCGACCCGATGAAAAATATCACCGATACCGTGCTGCCAGATTATATGACCAAGCGCGGTACCCAGCATGAAATCAACGCGCCAGTCATCGAATTACCCAAACTTTCCCCTGTGCAACTCGCTAAAAAATTGGCTGAAAAAATGGGCGATGCATGGAAAGGCGCGGAGCATTTCGCGTGGTTAAAACAACGCTATGCAGACGGCGCAACGGAAGACCAATTGGATTCCATCGCGCTACAACTGCAAAACACCAATGCGGCACCACTGCGTTTAATTAAGTGAGGTTGGTAATGTTAAAGCTGAAAAAAGTATTGGCCGAGATAAACCAAACACAAGTGGCGTTAGCGGATCACTGTGGGTTAAGCAAGGCATCCATTGCGCAATTAATTAACCATGAAGTATGGCCAAAGTGTGTAGAGCAAAACGTGTTGCGGCTGCGCATTGTTGAATTCCTGGTAACGCATGGCGCAATGGTGAAAGACCCGTTTTCAAAAGTGGAGCCTGAGTGCAGCAACACCCAGGCTCCTGATCACAAAAGTAATCAGTCCCAGGAGGACGTTGATATGTTACTACGCAAGCAAACGTTAACACCAGCCGCCAAACGGCACTTTGAAATTGTGCGTGATCCGTTTTCTGACCTGCAATGCGACGACGATATGTGGGTCAGCCCGGACCTTCGCTATGTGCGCGAGCATATGTATAGCACCGCCAAACATGGTGGCTTTTTAGCAGTGACCGGCGAGAGCGGCAGCGGCAAATCAACTGTGCGCCGCAGCTTGGAACAACGCATTGCCAATGAAAATATACCCGTGATTTTAGTACAGCCCTATGTACTGGCGGCGGAGGATAACGACAAGAAAGGTAAGACGCTGAAAAGCACCCATATTGCCGAAGCGATCCTGGCCACTGTAGCACCGATGGAGCGCCTCAAATCCTCGCCAGAGGCACGCTTCCAACAATTACACCGTGTGCTCAAGGACGCCCACAAAAGCGGCCAGCGCGTTTGTGTGGTGATTGAGGAAGCCCACAGCTTACCGATCCCCACCCTTAAACATTTAAAGCGGCTATTTGAATTGGAAGTGGGGTATACCAAGCTGATCAGTATCATTTTAATCGGTCAGCCAGAGCTGTTGATAAAACTGAGCGAACGCAATCCTGAAGTGCGCGAAATTGTGCAGCGCTGCGAGGTTGTAACACTCCCGCCAATTGAAGTTTCCAAGCTGGAAGATTTTATCCATCACCGCCTTGCCCGCATCGGTAAATCCGCAAAAGACGTGATCAACCAGGAAGGCATTACTGCTATCGCCTCCCGTCTTGTAAGTCGCAATAACGAAAGCCAACTTTACCCACTCGCAGTGGGAAATTTTTTGGTTGCCTCCATGAATCTGGCCGCAAAAATCGGTGTGGATAAGATCGACGCCGATGTAATTAATGAGGTGGCGTAATGGGTGTAATAAGACAATACGAATTGGAGGACTTCGAATCCAACACTGTGCACTTCCGTGTTGACACTTCCAAATGCAACGATGAATTAGTGCATGAACTCGCCAGTTTTTTCGATGTTGAATCTTCCATTGAAGCAATTCTGGAAATTGGTTTTGTTACCGTCATTAACATGATGCGCCGTAAAGGCTGGGAAGTAATTGACCGCGATTCAGCAGAAGAATTCACAGCGCTTTTCCATACTGAGGAAGGCTGGCTGGAAAGCGGTGTTTCCGTGACCTACGTTTCTGCGTTGCCGATAGACACTGATGCGATAACCGTGCGGAGGGTTTCATGAGCCAGCAAAAAGAATTCTGCAAAGAGGCAAAGCTTGCCCTGTCGGTTGCGACGTGCGCCCAGGTACTGCATGAAGGTGGCCATTCGATTTTGAATATTTCCATCAAGGCAAACGACGCGGTGATTGCTATTGCGCACGCACCACAAACTAAAAAGCTGAACGGTAAAGCGTGCGGTTCAACGTTTATTCACGGTTTGGAATTTGGCGTTTACCAAGCCGAGGTTTCCGGTGTGCTGGTGAGATGGTTGGAGCCAAGCAATACGCAGTCATCTGCGAAGGCGGTGCACTGATGTGTACTGCCAAACAAGATTTGGATGCAGCGGTAAGTATGCTGAACATTCACTTAGCAAAGCTCAACAGCGCAATGGAATCCGGCAATTTTTCTAATGCAGCAACCGCACTTCACGCAATTCAGGTTGAAGCTAAATATGCCAGCGGCTTGGTCGCGAAAGTGACTGTTGCCAAGGCATCCGAAAATCAACGGAGGTAATTATGAATCAGGTACCAGACGGGTATAAGGAAGATGGATCGGGCGCATTGCGCCCACTCTCTACCATTAAGCCAATCGATTTAATGCGCGACAAATTGGTTATGGACATTGTTGAAAAAGCGAAAATGACGCGCGATCAATTAATCAAACTGAAAGCCGATGTGTTTGGTGATATTGAAGCGTTTGTTGAACTTTCTGCTGAACAATACGGTGTGAAGCTGGGCGGCATTAAAGGCAACGTTACGCTAACGAGTTTCGATGGGAGCTATCGAATTATTCGCTCTAATGCTGACGCTCTTATTTTCGATGAGCGCATTCATGCGGCAAAGGTGCTGATTGATGAATGCCTTTTGGATTGGTCTGGAACGTCAAATCAATACATGGTTGCCATCGTAAATGACATTTTCCGCACCAACGCCGATGGTCAATTACGCACAGCGGCAGTGCTGTCGCTGCGTCGCCACAATTTCCCTGATGAACGTTGGGTACAGGCAATGAATATTATCGCTGACGCATTGCAGAGAGTCTTTTCAAAAGCCTATATCAGAGTTTATGAGCGTATTGGAAAAACTGATAGCTACAAGCAAATTCCACTTGATATTGCGGGGGTGTGAGATGGCCAATTGCCCTACATGCGAAGCCGAAATCGCTGATGAAGATGTACAGGTGGATATCGTCGATTTAGATGATGGCAGTCATTTGGATATCGTTATCGAATGCAACAGTTGTTACTCGGTGTGGAATACCTTTGTTGGTATCAACAGCTCAGATTTAACAAAAGTAGAGGTGTGAGATGGAAATTAGACCCGACATTCTTACCGTTGAAGGCAAATACTTTAATTTTATTCATCCTGAAAAAAATCAGTTTACCATCCGAGCTATTGCGCATGCGTTGTCGAATTTGTGCCGCTTCAATGGTCATACCACGCAGTTTTACAGCGTCGCACAGCATTCGGTGTTAGTGAGTGAAATTGTTCCGCCTGAACATGCACTGGCCGGCTTGCTTCATGACGCAGCCGAAGCGTTTGTTGGTGACGTTGCGCGCCCGTTAAAGCAACTTTTGCCTGACTATAAATCTATTGAAAAAACCGTTGAGAAAGCTGTTCTCGGTAGTTTTGGTATTACCTCTATTCCGCAATGCGTAAAAGACGCGGACCTAAGATTACTCGCCACAGAACAACGCGACTTGATGCCACGGCATGATGACGAATGGGCGCTGATCATTGGCGTAAAGCCATTGCCTGAACGAATTACGGCGCTAGCACCTGAGCAAGCCAAATCACGCTTTTTAGGCCGGTTTACGGAAATCATGACCAGGTCGCATGGTATAGGTCTGGTTGTCCATGACCGCAAAAACGAGCAATCGATAAAGGTCATTAAGCATTGCCTTTATTTGCTTAATCGGATGATCCATAAGCAAAACTTTTACGATGTGATGCATGGCACCGAATCGTATGACCGATTGATTGAAATACTCTACAGCGCTGCTGGCTTAGAGGATGCACTACAACAATTTCTGGAGCGCACAGTAAGCTACCAAGACCCCCAAAAGTGCGTGGAGCATTTCCATCAAGTATGGCAGCGCAGCAAGGAGGCCACAGGTGTATAACAATCTAACTGACAGCGAGCTTCTTAATATACAGCCGACGACCGAGCTGGAAGCCGAACTAACTAATCGCATTGAAGAATATTTTATAAAACAGCGTGAAAGTAATGAGGTTTTAGAAAAGCTTCGCGATGCACTCTCAAAAGTTATGACTGAAATCCATCGCTGCGCTGATTTTGGCATTATTGAAATTAAACCCAAGTTTCGCAAGCTCTGTGAGGAAGTAGTTTGTGCTGTGGATGAATTGGTTGTTTATGAATATCCGCAACTGCCTAACGGCGAGCTAGCAAACAATTCATCCAGCTTTCGCGCTGGTGGGAAGGCTTAATATGGGCATTAATAATTCAATCCTGCTTATTTCTGTAATCGTGATATGTGCATTGCATGGTTACTTTTTCTTCAAGCCAATAAAACTGGTGACGCTCCCCGGTAAAACCTATTGCGCATATTTTGCCACTTCGTGCGTGCTGCTGATGCTGATAACCGAGGGTGTCGTTTTATTCGCGGCACTTTGCCTGGAGTTTCTAACTGCGTGGATAACGTTTAACAGGATTCCCGTACTGCGTTCAGTTGAGCAGCACACGAACACAACAGTGGATGGTAAAACCCTTCGCATTGACCGCGTTGTACACCGCTATTTTTGGCCTCACTACAAGACACTTTCTAAAAACAGCTTTCGGCGGGGAAAGCTAATACTGGTGCTTCCGTGGGTTGATGTAGTGCAAGGTTTTATCTACCACTACAACGGCACCACCTACAACAAACTGAGCCACTTCGCCGCTGCGTACCCACGGCACGCGGGTACTGTAGAGCAAGCACTTGCCAAATCGTTGGGGTGAGACATGGGTAATAACGTAGTTCAATTTCCCGATAAAAACGCCCCGGACAGCGACCATGTTTTTGTCGATGACCAAGGCGAAACATGGTACCGGTTTACATGTAGCTATGTTGATTATCGTAGGGCGCGGATGGTATTTGATATTTGGGCCTTATCCCAAGCGGATGCTGAAAATCGCATGGAATATTTAAAGTCCAATGCTGTTGTAGACGGGCAAGTTTATCAAACTGTTGATGCTTAACTTTTTAGTCGTTTTCCAAGGGGCGATTTTTTAATGAGTGACAATGTAGATGTAGCAAACCAATTAGCGCATGAAGCTGTAGAGCGTGCATTGGCTAATCGCATTAAAACCACACCAACCGTTAGCCCGGTTGACTGCGAGGAATGCGGCGAACCCATCGAACAAAAACGCCGCGAAGCAATTCCAGGAACTGAACATTGCAGCGAGTGCGCAACGTGGTTTGCTGATCGTGAACGGTTTAATTACGGGGGTAAGTAATATGGCGGGTTATACCAGCAAAGAGTGCCCTGGCTGCGGAAGATTTTTATCTCTCCCACCCAAATCAGTTTGCCGTAATTGCAGCAATGCGATTCGTGAGTATCCACAACTGAAAGCTGCTGAAAATGTACGCATGTCTGAATACAAAATTGGATTGGTGGCACCAGTACCGGGGCTGATTTGTAATTACAAAACGGCAAAAGAGTTCGGCAAGGTTATGTCTGAATTTCTGAGAGCAAACGGTTCATTGCCGCTTGAGCAATTGAAGGTATATGCGAATGATTTTAAGTATCGGAGTGATGAAAGCTGCCACTTTCCTAACGACGCCAGCTATCAAGAATATGAGCAAAATATCTTAATGCTCATGACGCAAGAACAACGATCGCTTTATACGATGCTTATGTACCGCATGGCGGATGTCATTCGTGAGGCCGAACAGGTAGGTCAGGAAAAAGGCCAAAACCTGCTTTTCCAACTTAACGATGGGTCTATTTCCCTCAATGATTTCAATGAAAAATTAGCTAAGGCGCAACAGCGCTCCAAGTTTTAAGACCGGGTGTAGATCATGGGAAAACAAACTATCCGCCGAAGCCTCACGTTAACACCTGAACAAGCAATCACACTTTACAGCGCTCTTAAGGTGTTATCCCTGCATGTTTTTGATAAGCGGAACATCATTTACACCGAGTCGCTTAAAACCCGTGAGCGCATTCTCAAACTTTATCCCGAAATTGAAGAGTATGTGGAGAAATAGAATGCCGCCACTTACCGCTATAGATAGAACTTGGCGCCCTAACGATGCGGTTTACCAACTCCTGGAGCAACGCGCCATCCCGCGTGAATTTGCCGAGGATCAATTACCGGAATTTATTTTGTATTGGCAGGAGCGTGGGCAAAAGAATCACAGTTGGGGCTCCAAGTTTTTGAAGCATGTCATCCATGAATGGCGTTCACATGAAATTAAGCAGGCTCGCAGCAGCGCCGAAAAACCACTCACTGCAATGAGCAACGAATGGCGGCCCAGCAAAAAAGCCTCTGATTACTTATTGAAGGCAGGCATCACCAAGGCATTTATCGACGAATGCACCGTTTCATTTGTGATGTATTGGGTAGAGCGCGGCGAGTTGCATAACACCTGGAATAGCAAGTTTGTGCAGCATTGCCAATTCCGCGATCAACAGGCGCAAGCCGCTGCAAATATCCATAGCAATGGTCAACGCATGCGCCCTTTGCAGGAGGAACTGGTAGACCGTTCCTGGGCGATCCAACCAACCGTCTATTCAATCGATGAGAGGTGAGTATGCATAGCGCGAGCATTGATAGGAGTGCCCGATTAAAGCGAGTGGATGCGTTGCTGGCCGATGGCCAGGAATACAGCACGATGGAAATCGTGAACAAAGCCCAGGTGTGTGCCGTGAATAGCATCATTTCTGAATTGCGCGCTAATGGCCGTGAGATTTACTGCCGCCGCGAGAAGCATGTTTGGTACTACCGTAGAACCGACTCGGCAAAACAGGAGAAAAGTTAACCAAATGCGTAGAAGTAAACCTGCTAATGATCGACGCAACCAGTTAATTAAACTGATTCACGTCGCTCGCCGTGAATTAGGTATGCAAGATGAAGATTACCGCAATATGTTGGCGAATATGCCCGCATTGGGTGGCCGTACTTCATCCGCTGATTTAAGCATAAAAGGGCTGGAGCTTGTGTTGGAGGCCTTGAAGGCCAAGGGTTTTCGTGTTCGCGCCAAGGGCCCCAACAAAGTATCAACCCGCCGCTTGGCGGATGATCCGCAGGCAAAATTGGCTCGCCATTATTGGCTATGCCTACGAGACGCTGGAGTTTTACGGGACTCCAGCGAGAAGGCTCTTAACAGTTACGTAAAACGTATCACTAAGGTGGATGATTTGGCGTGGTTAGATCAATCCCAAATTAATAAAGTGATTGAGTCGCTAAAGAATTGGTGTGATCGCTCGATAAAAACAATGGGTTAGATCGGGAGGTTAAACGACATATGCTGGACGATAGAAAAACAGATATGAGTTGCACTAGGCATGAGTTTTTGGATGATATTGCCTCGCAAATCAAACAAATATTAATCGACAATAACGTCGATGCATCGCTTGCCGAGCAAACCGGCATAGATGTCTCAAACCATTTGTCCGAACATTGGGGCGGCCAGGTATTCAGTGTGCCTAAAAACCACTTATTCAAGATTACCGAGCGCGATCTGGCTATCTTTAATGAGGCGAATCGGAATAATATGCACGCTGTTGCCCGGAAGCATGGGATTAGTGTGAATGCTGTGTATCGCGCGCTTAAACGTATTCGTCGTTCCGCGATATCAAAATCGCAGCCTGATATGTTTAATTGA